CTGGACGAGATGACCAGTGGGCAAATGAAATGAGAGCACAGCTAGGTGATGATCGTTTCCGTCGAGAGATTGGTTGTGAGTTCATTATTGCAGATGAAACATTAATTAATCCTAGCACACTAATTGACATGGTAGGAACTGAACCCAATTTCCGTCAAGGCCAGATACGATGGTATAAGAAGCCTGCAAAAGGTAATATATATGCGATTGGACTAGATCCAAGTTTAGGTACAGGGGGTGATCCTGCTGCTATTCAAATTTTTGAGGCCAACACTACAACACAAGTTGGTGAGTGGAAGCATAACAAAACCGATATCCCCACTCAAGTAAAATTATTAGTTCAAATTGCCAAATACATTGTTGAATGTACGGGCGAACCAAACAACATCTATTACTCAGTAGAGACAAACTCAATCGGAGAAGCGGCATTAGTTTCTATTGCCGAATACGGTGAGTCTAACATCCCCGGAACATTCATGGGAGAGAACGGTAAAAAGCGTAAGGGTTTCAATACAACTAACAAGAGCAAATTAGCAGCCTGCGCCAAGTTCAAAACATTAGTAGAGTCTAAGAAAATGACCGTTAATAGCCATAGTCTTATAACTGAATTAAAGAGTTTCATTGCATCTGGTGGCAGTTTTCAAGCTAAGATTGGTGACACCGATGACTTGGTAATGGCCAGCTTATTAATAGTACGAATTTTACAGCAGTTGAGTGAATACCATTCTAATTTAGATTCATACATGCGTGACCATGAAGAATTTATAGCCCCGTTACCCTTCTTTGCGGTAATGGGTTAATCACAATATTGATAAATAGTTTATATGTCAAAAAAACAAGAAAGCCTAAGGGCAGAATTACAAAAAGTACTTAGCAGGGGCGGCCGCGCAGTCATTAATAAGGGCAGTGACGGTAAAGCAGTTCCTGTACCTGAAGAAGCTGAAGTCTTTGAATTTGAATTTACCAAAGAAGGTGAAACCTATGGTAAAGTATTTGTATCTATTGACGGATTACATCAATTGATTGTTTACTTTGATGACGCTGTTTCCGGTAGCCCTAAAAATGGATCAACTGATAGCGAATCATGGGAACAACTAATTAAGACATTAAAGCGATTTGCTATGATGAAACAACTTAGTTTTAAACTAGCTAATATAGATAATTTGGAAAACGATATGGCAAAAAGAGAACACATTAAACGTCAAGAAAAGATGTATGAAGGTTATCATGCTCAAGGTAAAAAAGCTAGTTATAGCGACAATGTACCTACAACAAAGATAATAATTAAACATAAGCGTAACATGGAAGAGGGAGAACAGCGTTTCCGTCAAATTGATAAAATCTTCATTGAAAATTCAATTGGTGAAAGAGCATTAGCTCCTACTGACAAGCCTGGATTAGCCCGTGTATTTGCAAGACATATCGCTGAGGGTGGCAAAGCTAACGATGACCGTTGGAATCATATTTCTAGTTTATGTGAGGAATATCAAAAGATGGCAGGATTTGTTCGTGCTACTCGCAATGGGCAGTTCAATGAATCAGCACAAAAATTAGTAACTGAAGGCATTAACCATTATCAGAAACTACGTGAGTCATTAAGTAAAATGTCAGGCAAGCGAGGCTATAATAGTTATTTTGAAAGCTACACCCCTGCATTGATGGAAGATGAAGAACAAGTTGACTTAAGTGAAATGTTTATGTCTAGTAGTTTAGATCCTCGTATTGAGGGTGTTATGCCAATACTAAGTAAGTTGAGCAAGAACATTACTGAAACTTCTGAGATGGAAGAAACTATTGCACTAGAAGCATGGGCATCTGAAGTTATTGGAGAAGCACCTGAACCATCTAAGACTAAACCCTCAAGACAAGATGTTGCAAAAAAGATGCATGGTATTTTGAGTAAGAGTGTAGATAAGAGTAACATGGCAAGAGTGAAGACACAGCAAGAGGTTGGAAGTCGTGTGGCCGATATCGGAGCCGGTGGCAAAGAATATAATGTTAAAACTGATGCAGCCTGGGATAAAAAACAAGGTGTAGCAGAAGAACTAGATTCAGAACAAAAATCTGCAGGACAATTTAGTACAAAAGATGACTACGCTAAGCCTGGTAGCTTAGTTGGTGCCAATGAAAGTAAAATCAATGAAGGTGTGTTGGACGATGTAAGAAATAAAATGAAGTCTGGTTCTATGTTAGACCGAGTTCGTTCTGGTGCATATAAAAAGCCGGCAGCACCTGCTCCGGCACCAACACAGGCAGCACCAACAGCACCTCCAGGTTATGATACAGAAACAGGTAAACCATTGCCCCCTGAAGCTAGATTCGATCCGCATACAGGCAAACCTCTTCCCGGCAGTGTTGCACCAACACAGGCAGCCCCTGCAACACAGGCAGCCTCGGTAGCAACTCGTCCACCATTACCATCTGCTCAGGCAGCGGCACAACCCCGACCAGCTAGACCGGTAGCAGACCTAACTGCACCTCGACAAGCAATAGGTCCAACTGAGTTACCACCTGATTGGAAATTTGGTCAAGCCGTTCCCAGAACAGTATGGAAAGCTGGCGATGACCCTAACAAGAATCCAAACAATCCTATAATTACGCATATGGTTAAAGTTAGAGATGCATTGGTTAAACGTGATGGCACAGACCAACCTGAAATACAAGATAAAATTACCAGAGCAAGTAGAGGTCAAGAATTTGATCCCGGTCCATTTACTGGCTGGGTAGATGAAAGCAAAAACTTATCAGAAGGACAAAAAGACCTAGATGCAATCAAGCGTCTATTGGGTAAATAAGTTCTCAATAACCTCACTTAAAAGGTGAGGTTAGCCACATCCGGCATAAATACTATTGACATGAGAGAAAAGTATGTTATACTCTATCTTGTGTTAGTCGCTTCATGGTGAAGCGGCGACAATAAAACAGACTCCAAGTCAATGAAATAAGGAAATTTATTATGGCATCTTTAGCAGAAATTCGTGCTCGTATTGCGGCACAAGAAAACAAATCAAATAATACTGGGTCTACCCAGCAATCAGACAACTCAGTCTACCCTCACTGGAATATGGATGAAGGCACAACAGCTAGTCTACGTATCCTACCTGATGGTAACCAGAGCAATACGTTCTTCTGGGTTGAAAAACAAATCATCAAACTACCATTCAATGGCGTAAAAGGTCATCCTGAAATGAAGCAAGTAATCGTACAGATTCCTTGTGTAGAAATGTACAATGATGGTTCAGTCTGCCCTATCTTGGCAGAAGTTCGTCCTTGGTATAAGGATGAGACATTGAAAGAAATGGCTAACAAATATTGGAAGAAGCGTAGTTACTTGTTCCAGGGCTTTGTTCGTCAAAACCCAATCGGTGAAGACAAGCAACCTGCGAATCCTATTCGTAGATTTGTTATTAGCCCACAAATCTTCACAGTTATCAAGTCTAGCTTGATGGATCCTGAAATGGAAGAATTGCCAACTGACTATATGCGTGGTCTTGATTTTAATATTAAGAAAACAAGTAAAGGTGGTTACGCTGATTATTCAACTTCAACATGGGCTCGTAAAGAATCTGCGTTGACAGAAGCAGAAGCATCGGCAATTGAAAGTTTCGGTCTACATAACTTATCTGACTTCTTGCCTAAGAAGCCCGGTGAAGCAGAACTCCGCGTTATGAAAGAAATGTTTGAAGCATCAGTTGATGGTCAACCTTTTGACAATGAACGTTGGGGGGCATACTATCGTCCATATGGATTAGAAGCACCTGCAGGAACAACAGCGGCACAACCAACAGCAGTACCAGTAGCGTCTGCACCCGCAACAGCGACCGTAGCAGAATCTGCACCATGGGAAGATGATGTTAATAAAGCAGAAGCATCATTTAGTGAACCAATCGTAGTTCCTAAAGCAACCCCTAGTAGTGATAAAACACAGGACATTCTAGCAATGATCCGTGCTCGTCAAAATAAGCCTGCTTAATTGAAATAGAGAACGGGAAACCGTTCTCACTATTAAGGAGAAATATATGACATTACCAGACGAACGCTACCGTGCTATCAAGCAAGGTAAAAAGTTATTGGAAGAATTATGTGACCCTGGTAAAACACCCAGAGTTCCTAGCATAGTTCGTGACCGAGCAAGGGGTGCGTTACGGCACTATCCTAATGATTGGGAATTAGATTCACTAGCGGAAAAATGTCCCGATCTATTAGACAAACAGCCGTTTAGTTTATATACTAACGGAACACATCGTTAATCAGGAGATACAATGGCAAAACCATTTGATGTAAGTAAATTTAGAAAAGAGATTACGAAGTCTATCGAAGGACTTAGTATAGGATATAACGACCCAACTGACTGGGTCAGTACAGGAAATTATGGACTTAACTATCTTATTAGTGGTGATTTTAACAAAGGCGTGCCTCTTGGCAAAGTCACTGTATTCGCTGGAGAATCTGGTTCTGGCAAGTCTTTCATTTGTTCGGGCAACTTGGTACGCCATGCGCAACAACAAGGAATCTACGTAGTACTAGTAGATAGTGAAAATGCGCTTGACGAAAAGTGGTTGCATGACCTAGGTGTAGACACTAGCGAAAGCAAATTGCTTAAACTAAACATGGCTATGATTGACGATGTAGCCAAAACTATTAGTGAGTTTATGAAATCATACAAAACATTACCCGATACGGATCGTCCTAAGGTATTGTTTATTATTGATTCATTGGGTATGCTATTGACACCAACCGACGTTAATCAGTTTGAGGCAGGTGATATGAAAGGTGACATGGGTCGTAAGCCTAAAGCACTGACAGCACTGGTTCGTAATTGTGTTAACATGTTTGGTAGTCATAATGTAGGGTTAGTTGCTACTAATCACACGTATGCTTCACAGGATATGTTTGACCCCGATGATAAAATCTCAGGTGGTCAAGGTTTTGTTTATGCATCAAGTATTGTTGTTGCTATGAAGAAGTTGAAGTTGAAAGAAGACGAAGATGGTAACAAGATTTCTGATGTAATGGGCATTCGAGCCGCTTGCAAGATTATGAAAACTCGTTATGCTAAACCTTTTGAAAGTATTCAAGTTAAGATTCCTTACGAATCAGGAATGAGTCCTTACTCTGGTTTGACTGATATGCTTGAGAAATCAGGTGCATTGAAAAAAGAAGGCAATAGTCTTGTATATACTACCAAAGACGGTGAGATTCTGAAATCATTCCGTAAGGGTTGGGAAGCTAACAAAGATGGTTGTTTGGATAAAGTTATGCTAGAGTATACTGGTGTAACTAAGAGTATTGTAACCGCAGAGGTAGAAACCGAGGTAACAGAATGAGTTTAGTTGTGATTACTGAAGTATGGGAACTATTGCGTGACCACGTTGATCTTAATGATCGAGGTGATGCTGCCGACTCTTTAGTGAATTTCTTGATGGATAACAACTATGAGGTTGAAGATATCAAAGATGCATTTAAAGATAAAGATATCACTAAGGCACTCAAGGGTTATGCGGAACAACATTTCCAAGAAGAAGACTACGAAGAATACGAAGAAGACGAAGACGAAAGTTACGATTAAATGTCCGGCAATTGGTATACCCGAGTAAGTGCGGATCTTTCAAAAATACCCGATTTCTTGTCACACTATGATGCAGAGCTAGCCTCTGCAAAAAGTGATGTTAGGATTTACGGTAACGTAGAGAAAAACATTTCTGCATTACCGGGTATCACAGAGCACCGCTTTAATCAACTACAAGAGATTGAAGCGGTCCTTCAATATCTTAATTTACAATTACGTAAAATTAGGCGTAAACATTTTCAAAAATATCTAGAAGCATACAATCGTGCATTGAGTGATAGAACTGCTGAAAAGTATGTTGAAGGTGAAGATGAAGTAATCGATATGGAAACAATCATCAACGAAGTAGCATTACTGCGAAATAAGTGGTTGGGTACCATGAAGGGTTTAGATTCAAAAAATTTCATGCTTGGTCATATTGTTCGTTTGAGAGCAGCCGGTATGGAAGACATAACAGTTAGTTAAAGAAATATTATGGCAACACTTAGTACACGCAATCTCCCAATTCCACCATTGACAATTAATCCCGGTAATGTTAACTACGGCAGTATAAATCTTGCATCTAATAATGTTTTTAGTTTAGATTCATTTATGAATGATAGGAACATGAATCCGAACGTAAAAAAATATGAAATATACGAAAGTCCAATTGATTTGTTGGCACTGAGTAGTGCATGGAAAAGATTACGTGATGCAGGAACTGCTCAGGGTAGAATAGGAAAGTTATTAGATAAAGACTTATTTGAATCATTGATTAGTGAAGACTATTCACAGGCTGAACGTATCCGAGATTACTATAGCAAAAAAATAGTAATGTGGAAACTTAAAGGTGAACGAATGTCTAATTACCGAAATGACTTATGTACATTTGTGCATAGTGACGGTACAAAATTTCGTGAAGAAATGTTGGGACTAGCATATTACTTACCTGCATTTTATGAATATGATAATCAATTAGATGAAGTTCGACTACAAGTTGAGCCGCCTTGTCTTGCAAAGAACCCCATGATTAATTCCAGTAGGACGTTGACACCTATCAAACGTATTGCGCAAAAAACTAAACGTGCAAGTGTGGTACAATATTGGTTGAAAGACACCAGGAATGACTACGCCGTAATGATTCAGATTGAAGCAAAAAATCAGTTAGAACATTTGTGGAATCATGTTTTCAACACCAGTAATTTGATTGAAATCAACGGAAATTTCCATCTTAAACAACGTGATAATTTTGAATACTTGAGTGTTACAAATTGGGAACTAACACGAGGTTGACATTAAATGGATTTGGCTCTATAATAGAGTCTTATTCAGTCAAAAGGAGTTGTTCATGGGTTACAAAGTTGTTGCTGACAAGTATCAAATGGATGAAATGCGTACCAAATATGGTCCTCGCAAAGGTCTAGAAGGACCCTTCAATTTCTCCGGTCGAGTGTTGTATTATGACAACAAAGAAGGTTCCTACTATGATCCCACTACAGACTTCTATGTGGAATCTTCAGAAATGGCTGTAATCCACTCTAAAATTGTTGATATTTTAAAGTCTTAAAATTTGACAATAAATGGTTTTGGGTATATAATAGAATCTTAGACAGTAAAGAAGAGGACTACGAAATGACTACAGAATTCAAATCTTGGGAAGAGTTAACACAATTGGAACAAGCCCGGGAACTTTACTGGGACATGTACAAGGATGCTTATGGCGTTCGCCCTCGCGGCATTGACACTTCAACTTGGACTTTGGAGCAGTTTGAAGCCGAATTCGAAGGACTTGGTGTAGCTATTGAAGCCGAAGAAAAGGCACGTAAGGAATCACAACAAAACGCAATTTTCTCTTTTGAGAAAAGGATTGATGACCTGATCTACTCAGGTGCTAAGGACCGTGCTACTGCAATGCGCTGGATTCACGAAGCTGAGGACACTCAGGGTGATGATGAGTACCTCTGCTATACATTGGGCTTACCCTATCAGTATTTTCGTAAGGCCGCTTAAGGCTTAAAAATTTGACAATAAATGGGTATTGTGCTACAATACTTGTATTGACACTGAAATAAAGGAAATCAAATGTCTACTATTCGTATTAAGTCAGGTTCTTATCGTAAAATTGACGTTAAGAATGAGGTGTTCACTCTTGTTAAAGGATATCAAGTGGGAGTTAAAGGTGGTTTTGTGACAGTAAAAAATGACGGACAGTTCCCCGGCTGGGGCGATACTGTTAAGGTTAATGTTGACAAACAAGATTCTATTGAATTTTTGTCAGGCAAGCCCTCTACTCATGTTAAAGAAACTGTAACAGAGTCAGAAGTAGAGGCAATGGACCGTATTGCGACACGTTTTGCAGTACTTGATGAAATGTCTAAGGCATGTATCAGTGGTGATATTCGTGCTATGATTGTGACAGGTCCTGCAGGTATCGGTAAGTCACATGGTGTGAATTTGCAAATGGAGAAAGCAAGTATGTTTGACAGACTTGCAAGCAAAAAAGTTCGCTTTGAAGTTGTCAAAGGTGCAATGTCAGGTATCGGCTTGTTCGCTAAGTTGTACAAATTTAGTGATGCTAAAAACGTTCTTGTTTTTGATGATTGTGATATCTGGGAAGATCAAGATGCTATCAACGTACTCAAAGGTGCGCTTGATTCAGGCAAGACACGTAGAATTTCTTGGAATAAAGATTCACGTATTTTGCGTGAAGAAGGTATCCCTAATAGTTTCAA